GTGGTGATATGTTTACCATATCGTCAATCGTCGATCCGGGTCTTAGCGTATTTGTATAACGCACGTTATAGCTAACCCCTTTGTTATCTATAACTTAGAACCAAGATACTTAGGAGGGCGGGTTACTATTTAGTACCCTCCGATTTGTCGTGCAGGATCGGAAACACTACCTTGTTCCGGCGCGCTCTGAATGAACAGCTTATAGTTTTTCGAGCCGTCATTAGGGTTCTTACCAAGGAACACAGAGAAGATCGCGTCGTCGCCGAAAACATAGGTATTGTAGTACGTATTTCCGGAGATGGTTACTGTCGGCGCGGTCGAGGTCTGCTTGAACGTCACGCCAGCGAAGGAGATGGTATCTTCGTTGGAGGGCAGGTCAAACAGCATCTTACGCATGTCGCCGTCCCGCTTGATGATGTCAGTGAAACCGTTGAAGCTGGTATCATTGAGCACGTCGCGAACAACATTGGGGTGGATGCTTGTTGTTACTCGTCCAGTTAATGGACGGGGCTGAATGTTTCCATCAGCCTCTGCACATCGCTATGCAGGTCGGAACATGTCTTCATCCTTTTCAGGAGCGAGGTGTATGTTCTCTACACGTTCCCGCTTTCGCGGGCTTCGCTCGGCGTTTTCTCCTAAGAGACGTTCGCCGAATTAGCCTCGTATCGACGGCTGTTACCAGCCGAAGGCACCATATTTAATGCCACCAAATTTGTTGTCCACGAGCGGACGGGCGTTAACGCTAACCAGCGACTGAGCCGCCGACCGGATGTTATTCGCGGTCAGGTAGCTGCCGTTGGCAAGCGTAGAGTTGACCAGGCTATCAACCGCAACCGCAGAGTCCGCTGTGATCTGGACCAAGCTGTTGAGGGTAAGAGCAAGGCGGTAGTTCAGTTCGTTGGCCAGGTTCTGTAGGAGACCCGGATCGTCGATGGCAACATCAAGCGCCAAGTCAGAACTGTTAATGCGTGTCTTTAGGCTGCCGTCATCACTGACGGAGCACACTGTTCATCGCTGAACAGAGGGGACTCTATCTTCTGTCCATTTTCCGGACAGGCGGGCGTATTAGCCTCTAGGGAGCTGAATGAATAATTAAGAGCCACAATTTTGTCTCGTATTGCGTTGACGATTTCCAGCGTACGCTGCTCTTTCGGGATTCGTATCATGTTGAGGGCTAGTTGCACAGTTTCCCTCTTCACAATCATGTACGGAAGTATCGCAAGAAGAAACTTCTCTAGTTGCTTTTCATCCGTTTCTTTGCGGTACCAAGTAAACCTCTTTTTGCCTTCCTGAAGTTTCTTAGCCTCGTATACCGTCCCTGAAAAGTTCTTTTCCAGCCAGTCAACTAATCCTTTGTTGTTGTTTGCTACTCTGAGCAGGACTCGGTAGCTTTCTGGCCGCGCGGCTTTGACTATACTCACCGACCCCTCCATGTCCAGCATACCGGAAAAATAATCAAAGGTAGGCGGGGTGTTTGGGTCAAAATCGTCAGTCACATTCGAATACTGTACGAAGCACTCTTCTCTTTCTTTTGCTGCCCGGTATTTTCCGTGCAGGTTTGTCAGAGTTTTGACTGGATCGTACTTTTGGCTATTAACTAGAAGATGCGGTTTGATCTGGTCTAGGACGAGCCCGACAGCCTTGTTCCCTGTCAGCCTCCATTGCCAATTGTCATCCCGATTGTGGTAGGTTTTCTTGATGATTGATTCGAAGTTAGGAGTTGATCCTTTCTCCGAATTTTTATGTAGGCAGCCCCCGAAATGATGCTGCAACCACTTCATCAATCTTAGGTCGGAATTCGCAACACAAAGCTGGGCCTGATAGGTGTCGCAGCCGTTTACTTTGGACTTGCAAATGTAGATTCCGCCGTCCCCGTCAATAGCCGCCGCAAGGTAGCGGTAGCTTCTCTTCTTCATACTCATTTAGTTTCCTCGGTATTGTCTGTTGATTTAATAAAACAGAGGTCCACCGATTTAACCCGCTTGGTTCACCGGCTCCATTAAAAGTCGGCGTACTGACCGCGTGTGTTATTCGGAGTCTAGCGTCACCGCTAGTTCGCTCTGCAAGTCGCCATGCAGTTCAGACTATATCATGCACTGTCCGTAGCAGTGCTCCAGCGTTCAGTCGTTACGGGGTCTCAAAGAGACTTCCCTCGTGGTGGTCTTGCCTTGGATCAGGCAAGGTGTTCCGCGATATAGCTGGATTTATCGACCACCAGTTTAGGTAATGGTCGCAACGATTTTGTTGCTGGACTCGGAAATCGGGCTTCCAACCGTACCCTCGGCAGCTTGATTCAGGTTCGCGGCAAGCAATGCGTAGGTGTAAAACTGGATTTGATTTCCTTGACGCAGCGGCAAAGGCCGTTGTTTGGTCATGGAGAGGACATTGTGTTAACTCATGGTCGCCCATGAGATCAGACTTTATCATTCACAATACGTGATTCGGCGTAAAGTCGTTAAGGATTCTGGATCGCTCCAGTCTTTCCTCGGTATTGTCTGATTGACTACTACTACAGACTACCACACCAGATAGTCAATGTCAAGCAGGGTTCCACCGATATGGCCGAAATTATACACCCCAACTCTTAGGGTGTTTGAGCCTTGAGGTTAGGGACTGCTTCGCGTTCGTAGTGAATTGCTACTAGATTGGGAAGCGCCCCGGAGGATACGATACTGGCTGGTGAGTAACTCATTAAGAGTGACTCCTTTGTGTTGGTTAGTTAGAGCGCTGACTCAGAATTCTTTGTCTTTGGACGGCCTTCAGTAGGTTACTGATCTCGCTGTCCGACAAAGTATCCAAGTCCTCGGCTGAGGGTGCTTTCGGAGAGTTCGGAGTCGCGACCGGTGTTATGTCGTTTCGTCCGATTCCTAAGCCCGCCCTCGGGCGCGTTACCTGACTCACAATCCGTGGATCGGGGCGCGGCGCAGGTGGTGTTGGTTCAGAAGGAACCTCCACCGGCGGGGTTGTTTTGGGAGTCTTCTTCGCGGGGGCCTTAACCAGCAAGTCATCGTCGGTCAGGTCGCGGAAGGCTTCCTCAAGATTTTCGGCAGTGTAGACGTTCGCGGTAATCAGCTTGTTAAGAACTGAATCATCCGCCTTGTCCACACTCTGGCCGAGTTTGTATTTGGACAACCACTTGAGTAGCATACCGTAGTTGTGCCAATTGTCGTCCGGGTAGTAGTCCGGGTTGCTCGCCAGGAAGGTTTTGTTGGCCAACTCTGCGGTCAACTGGTTGCTGGCGTATTCGCCTTTCGCGGCTCCTTGCTCCGCGAGGGCCAGAACCTGATCCATCGTAATGCCGCGCGTCTTCAAAAGCAAGAAGTCTTGGGCGGCGGCTGGGTCTGAGTCCAGAAGGGTCTTGTACTCGAAAATTTCATCCGCCGTTAGCTGTCGGCTAGTCGGTTTTGGAGCGGCGGGCTGCGCCTGCGGGACAGGCTTGGGGGTATCCCGGAACTTCAACTTGGCATTCTGCTCGCGAATCTTTTTGGTTGCGTTCGCTTGAGCTTTCAGCGTGTTGAAGATTAACTCCTTCAGATTCTTCCCCCAGTATACCTGCGGGTTTCCTCCTGTAGGACTCGCTACGGTTCCCTTCCACTGGCCCTTTTCCTTTTCGATGGTCAGCTCGGTGCCGTCGTCCAAAGTCATAGTTTCCGGTTCGTCAACTTCAGGAGCAGGGGGCGGTTCGGGCGGAGCCGGGGTATTGTGGTGCTCGACGACTTCGGGCTCTAGCCCTTGGTGGGCGTCGAGCGCGGGATCAATGAATTGCTCCTGATTATCAGGCTCCACGACATCGGGGTCTTTTAGGTCCGCGTAATTCGCGCCCCAGTCTACGTTACCAGCAAACGGGTCGGGAGTTCCATCGGGGTTTAACAACCAGGGGTCTTGCGCTACTTTTGCCATTTATCATTCCTCTACCGGAAATCCTCCGGAACGGGGTTAGTTTGAGTTTGTCCATTAACTGGACTAAGTTAGATTCCCTGTGCTTTCAGCACGTCCATAGATTCGCGCGCGCGGAGTAGGTAATCGGTGAGTTCTTTGGACGGTCGGGCCGCAAGTTCCATAGCCGCTTCCGTATCTTGTAGGAAGAATTCCGCGAAGGTGGACAGGGCGTATAGAGAGGCTTGCGCTGCGACCACGCTTGGGTCGCCTGGTACAATATGCCGTACTTGCGCGTCCAAGTCTTCGACGTAGCTGTGGATAGTGTCTTTGACAATATCCCACGCATCTGTCGGGATAGTGCGAAGAATTCGACCCCGCTCATAAATATCGACTTGACGATCTATGTCGTCTTGGTAGACAGTTTCGGGGGCACCTCCCTCAAACATTATAGACCTCCGAGGATCTTGCTAAGATCAATTACCCTCTTCGGGGTAGGAGGCGGAGTCTGTCGAATGTTTCCTGACCGACCTGTTTTCAGCCGGTGGGAGGCCCGAATCAGCTTGACAAGCTCTTCTTCGGGCATGTTGTCATATTCGGAACCGGGGAGTGCTTGGGACTCCCCTACGTGGAAGTTATTCGGTTGATTGGCCATCTGAAACCTCCTTTTCAGATACTTTTTCTCTCGACTCTTCGCGGACATCAGTTTCAGCTTCCGCCGCTCTAAAATCAACATTCGCAAAGAAGGGGTCGGGAGACCCGTCCGGGTTGAGAAGCCAGGGGTCGGGGGCTTCTTGTATTTCCTTGTACCGTAGGAAGGGAGGCGGCATATTAATGCGAGCATCAGGTCCCGTGTCTCGGAGGAGATATGGTTCTGCTTTTTTGCCCCACGCGCTCAAGGTTATTCCCGCAGTCGATATTCTATTGAAACTCGCTCGATTCCTCCATACGTCATAATCTGGGTCGGAAGGAAAGAAGGACCGAGAGCAAATACTGCAAAGGCCGACGATTTCCCCCGTGTTCAAACCATGCCAAACGATTGAAGTTCTCCCGAAATAATCTGCAATTTCTCCAAGGGAGCCCGCCAAATGGGGGCATTCGGCTTGGGCTTCCGCTTGATTTTCTCGACGCTTTTTGTCAAGCAGTTTTAGAATTTTTCGAGATTGCTTTTCGTTTTCGCTGCTTAGATAGTGCTCTAACCACTTCTTGATCCATCCGGCGAACCGGACGATGTATTTGTGCATACTTGCCTCTCTGCGAAATCCTCGCTGACGGGGACGTCCGTTAAATCGATTGGGATATAAATACTCTACCACACCAATTCTGGTTTGTCAAGAGAAATCTTTAAGGAAGAGACCCAAATCCGGTAGTTGCCGAGGGAGTTCCCGTAAGTTCTTCTGGTTCAACGGAGTGCTTGAAGCCCTCACGCAAAACGTCTCGGGCAGCCCTCGCTGTGTTCTCCTGGTCCAAAAGTTGCTGTTTCTGTTGGAACTTCTGCTGCTCCAACTGTGCTTGTGTCTGAGCCTTCTGCTGTAGCGCCCCGCCCTGACTTTGCTGCTGCTGTCTCTGCTTGTCTTCGGGGGTCATGGGGATTACCAAATCATTAATATTTTTCCAGTCGCTACTCTCCATCCACATTCTGACCAATTCATTTACGTCAACCTTCTTCCCCTCAATAGACAGTTGGCCGAGAACTTCAGGATTAGACAAGAACTGCGAGAGCATCGGGAGGCCCTGGGCCATATTCCGCCTTGTCTGCATCTTACTGCCCGCGAGGACGGAAAATTTCACCCGAGCGTTGAGGATGTCAATCAGGTCTCCGCCGTGCTCGACGTACTCGTGTTTCAGCTCCTCGGACATGATGAAGTTTAGCTGAGACGGCGGCAGCATCATCTGGTTCATTTCCTGCATATCATACAAGAAGGGGACGAGGACTTGGTTGGCGATCTTGTCTACCGCTTCGGACACGACGTTCGATGAGCTTTGCAGCAACCCCTGCGCGCCTGCGGAACTCCGGGCCATATTCGAGTGCCCGGCGGGGGAGGAGGAGACCGGGTT